TATGCCGGCTCGCCCACCGAACTCGCCATGCGGGCGATTTCGGTCACGTTGCTGGACGAAATAGACAAGTACGAAACCACGAAGGAAGGCGACCCGGTGTTGCTCGCCGAAGAGCGCACGGCAACATTCAAAGGCAATCGTCTAAAGATTCGGTGTTGCTCGCCGACGTGGGAAGCCGACGCCGGCACCGAACGGGCGTCACGGATTGCAAAATCTTATTTGGAGTCGGATCAACGCCGGCCATTTGTCGAATGTCCACACTGCGGTCATTGGCAGACGCTAGATTTTTTCCGCAACGTGCATTGGCAAAAAGGTGACGATGGCGAACACTTCCCAATGACGGCTGCGCTCTATTGTGAGCAATGCGGAATCGAACCGACCACGCGGCAGCCGATAGAGGAAAAGCAATGGACTGAATCGCATCGGCTCCGCATGGTCACCACCAAATACGGAATTCGGTGGTTTCAGACTCGGCCGTTCGTTTGTTGCAAGGTGGCGCAGGAACCTTTGCGGACACGCAATTGGGATTGGGACGAAGAGGCCCAATGCGGTTACGCGCTATGTTCCGAATGTGGGAAACGCGCGGTGTCCAATCGGCACGCCGGCTTTCAGGCGTCCAAACTCTATAATCCGAAAACGACGGTTATGGAATTGGCGGAAAACTGGATTAATTCCAAAACCGATCCGGAGGCAAAACAAGTTTTCTATAATACACAACTTGGGATTCCCTATGCATTGCAGGCCATGCGCAAGATTGAGACGCATAGTCTGACGGAAAGGAAAGAGAAATTTGAATTTGAAGCTCCGGACGGGGTAGTGGTTGTTACGGTCGGGGTGGACGTACAATCAGGTGGAACGGCGAACGAAGGGCGACTCGAACTTGAGGCGACCGGGTGGGGCCTTGGGTTTGAATCGTGGTCGCTCGATTACCGGGTTTTTGCGGGCGACGTAGCACGCCCCGAACTTTGGGCCGAACTTGATCGGTATCTTTTGGAAAAAATATTTAAGGACCGCTTTGGGCGCGCGTTCCGAATTGAAGCGGCGTGCGTTGATTCCGGCGGTCATAGCACGGAAGCGGTTTACAAATTTTGCGCGCCCCGGATGAAAAGAAATGTTTGGGCCATTAAAGGCCGGTCCGAACGTGACGGAAAATGGGAAGTCGTTTGGCCTCCAAAGACGCGATATGATCCTAAGCGGACGCGCCCGGGGTTCAAGCCGGTTTTGCTTGGTGTCAATTCGGCGAAGGAAGCCATTCGTGAATTCTTGCTTGTCGATACGCCGGGTCCGGGGTTCGCCCACTTCCCACATGATCGTCCCGAAATCTATTTTGAACAATTGACGGCGGAACGATTGGTATTCGAGCATAAGGCCGGGCGCAGTATCAAACGATGGGTCATGCAACGCGGGCGCGCGAACGAAGCGTTGGACGCCCGGGTTTACAGTTATGGCGCTTTGCGTGGGTTGATTGAAGAGCGGAAATTTAATTTTGAGGCGCGGGCGAATATGCTTGCAGTGATTCAACCCGAACAAAGTAAGCCGGGTGGATTGTTGCCCGCGAAGCCGGTTCCACAAACCCCGCCAAATGGCCGGTTCCGCGTGGGCAAGTCTAGTTGGGTCGGTTGATTCCTTAATCGCCTGTAGGCTTCGCCGGGGTTATATTAACCTTTCGGCCGAAGGATTGCCCCATGGCGTTGACCGCTTTGCAAATTCAAGCGCGAATCGATGCGCTTCAAAAAGCCCGTGATACCGGCGTCCAGCGTATTCGTCACGGCGAGACGATTACGGAATGGCGAACGTTGGCCGAAGTGAATCAGATCATTGCGGATTTGAAAGCGCAGCTTGCCGGCGTCCAGGAAACCCCGCGTGCCCGAGTAAATTACATTCAGCAAGATTCGCGCGGCTATGGGGATTAACATGGCAACAACGGCCGGACAAAAATCAAATGTTATTCAGCTTGCATTCGACGCCGGCCGGTCCGGTCGCCGGCTGAAAGCGATTCCGACAACGGCGCTTGCAATCAATTCTCAAATTCGATCCTACGGAAAAAATGCGGTGGCGCGCTCGCGCTATCTTGCGACGAACAATCCGTATGCAGCGCAGGCGAAGGAAGAGTTTGTGGCGGCGTTCGCCGGCAATGGCATCAAGCCGTCTTCCCTTGTTTCCGATCCGGAGTTGAAGGATGAAATTCAAAACTTGTTTTTGGATTGGACGGACGAATCGGATGCTGATGGCTTGACCGATTTTTATGGCCAGCAAGCAATCATCGGCGGCGAAATGTTTGAAGCGGGCGAAATCTTTATTCGCATTCGTGAGCGTTACCTTTCGGACGGACTTTCGGTGCCTATGCAACTTCAATTGATTCCCGCTGAAATGTGCCCCACCGATTTCAATCAGATTTTGGGGAATGGCCGGCGGATCGAATGCGGAATCCAGTTTAATGCCATCGGCAAGCGTGAAGGGTATTGGTTTTACCGGAATCACCCCGGCGAAATTCTGAATGCCGTTCTTATAAACAATTCAGAAAAAGTTTTCGTTCCGGCCGATCAGGTCTTGCATCTTTACAAGCCGATCCGTGCCGGACAAATTCGCGGCATTCCGCATACGCTCGCCGGCATTATCACGCTGGCCATGCTTGATCTGTATGACGACGCCGAATTGGAACGGAAGCGTGTTGCGGCGTTGTTCGCGGCGTTCATCAGGCGGAAGCCCGGCGAGGAAGCCGACGCCGGTCCATTTGCCGGAGCGCCGACGACTCCGGTTACGCCGACTTCGAATCAAGTCAACGCCGTTATGGAACCGGGTGCGACGATTGAATTGGAAGATGGACAAGACGTGACGTTTTCCACACCGGCAGACGTTGGTGGAAATTTTGAAGCGTTCGAATACCGAACGTTGCTTCGTGCGATGGCTGGATTTGGTGTGCCCTATTCTCAGGGCACGGGCGACCTGAAACAAACTTCGTATGGGTCGCAACGCGGCGGCATGATTACGTTTCGTCGGCGTGTCGAAATGATGCAAAATGCAGTTATGATTTTTCAGTTTTGTCGTCCGATCTGGCGAAAGTGGATGGACACCGCGATTTTGGCCGGTGCGCTTCCGTCGCTGGACGTGACGGCTTACGTACAGAATCCCCGACCCTTTCGCCGCACAAAATGGATTACTCCGAAATGGGATTGGATCGATCCACTGAAAGACGTTATGGCCGAAAAGCTTTTGGTGGATTGTGGATTCAAGGCGCGGGACGATGTGATTGAAGGCATGGGCGAAGAGCCGGCGGACGTTGACGCGCGTATCCGCGCGTCGCAAGAACGCGCAAGCGAAATGGGGCTTGTTTTCATTCAGCTTCCGAACGGAGTCGTTATTTCCCCGGATGGCGAAACCTTAATTGCCCCTGCGCAGAATCCGAACAATAATGGAAACCAATCGCGGGCGGCCCCAAATGGCAAGGCCCGGGGTCGGAATAAAGTCCGGCGCTATATTTGGGATTGCTGACGATGCCGAAGACAAAAAAGCCGTCATGGTTTGGGATGCGGAACGCCGAAAACGGCGCGGCTGATATTTCGATTATCGGCGATATTGGCGGTTTCGGAATCGGTTTTGGAGAATTCAAGCGCAGTCTGGACGCACTCGGCACGCCGAAGGTTTTGAAGATTTCGGTGAATTCGGATGGTGGTGACGTTTACACCGGATTCGCGATTTACAATTCACTGATGCGGCATCCCGCGCGCAAGATCGTCACGGTTGAAGGGCTGGCCGCGTCCATGGGCAGCGTTGTGGCGATGGCCGGCGACGAACGGATTATGCCGCGCAATGCCACGATGATGATTCACAATCCGGTCGGGTCCATCAGTGGCGAGTCGCCGCAAATTATCAAGTTTGGCGAGTCGGTCGCAAAAATGCGAATGAACATTGCAACGGCTTACGCCGATGCTACACTGATGCCGGTGGACGAACTTTTGCGTATGATGGACGCGCAAACGTGGATTGGCGCGGACGATGCGCTGAAAATGGGTTTTGCCACGAAGATCGAAAAGCCGATGAATATTGCGGCTTATTTTGATGTTTCGCGGTATCGCAACGCGCCGAAGAGTTATGGCGCAAGGTCACGTAAAGGAGTCAATGCCATGACGAAGCGCCCCGCCGCTGCCACCGACGATTTCGAAGCCGAAGAGCTTTCGACCGATCAGGTCCGTGCGCAGGTTCGCGACGAAATGAAAACCCAAAATGCCAAGATCACGGCGCTTTGCAAGCTCGCCGGGCTGCCGGAATGCGCGCCCGAGTTCATCGCCAAGGATATGGCGGAAGCCGACGTGCTGGCCGAACTGGACGCCCTCAAGGCCGAAAAGAACGGTAGCAAAAAGAAACACGACATGACCACGGCGCGCGGTCGCGCGGCGGCCAAGGTGGACGCGCAACATGCCAAGCCGTCCGACGAAATCAATGCCCGGAATACCGGCGTTGTCGGTGGGGGCGAATCCAAGACCATTCTCGATCCGCTTGCAATTTATGCGAAGTGGAATCGCAAATCGGTTGCCGCGTAAGGCGGCCCGCCGGAAACCCGATCTGTAACGAAGGATCACGATCATGACCACCCCCCGCAAGACCGAAGGGCAACATAAAGGCGAATTTCTCGCCACGCAAAATGCGGACTCCTTGTCATTCGACAAGGGTACGCTTGCTTCCGGCTATTCCGTCGTGGACGGGCAGCCGCTTGTTTTCAGTGGCGAGAATGTCGTGCCGGCAACCGGCGCGGTCGCCACGGACGGTTCGTTGGACGAAGATTTCGCCGGCCTTGCCTTCGGCGACTACAACTCCGAAGACGGCGCGGTGCCGATTGTGTATCTTGCCCGTGTCGCCGAAGTCGTGGCCTCTTTGCTGCACTATCCGACCGTGAGTGAAGATCAGGCCGGCACCAATGCCGCGTTGGACGCGGCGCTTGCGGCCAAGTTCATCATCAAACGGTAATACGGCGCGTCGCCGATCAGACAGGCAAAAGGCAAAACGGAATTCGAATAGGAGCGTACAATGGACAATTTGATGGATATCTTCGGGGACGACGCCTTTAGCCTGATTTCCATGGTGGCAGCCGTCAACGATATCGACAACGTGCCGGGTCGCGCGGGTGAACTGTGCTTCCAGGGCGTCGGCGAGGGCGTGCCGGTGTCAACGATCACTATCGAACAGAAAGCCACGGCGCTTTCGGTCATTCCGGTTTCGCAACGTGGTGGCCCCGCTCCGCAAGAGACACAGGATAAGGGCAAGCTCTTCCCGCTGTTGATTCCGCATATCAAGGAAGAGGAAACCATTGGCGCAAGCCAAGTGCAGGGCGTCCGTCAATTCGGATCGTCCAACGTGCTGACGGGCGTCCAAACGGTCATCAGTCAGCAAATGGGCAAGATCGTGTCCAAGATGGACTTGACCTTGGAACATCATCGCTTGGGCGCGCTCAAGGGCGTGATCCGCGATGCCGATGGTTCGGCGCTGATGGACCTGTACGAAAAGTTCGGTGTGGACCGGCCGGCGGATTTCGATTTCAAGCTGACGGACTATTCGTCCGATGCGGCTTTCGAAGACGCGGTTCGCGTTAGTTGCATGAACGTGTCGCGCTATATGAAGCGTAACGCCAAGATGACCATTCCCGCGTCGGCGCGGATTTGGGGTTTCTGCGGCGACAATTTCATGGACAAGCTTATCGAGAATCCGTCCGTGAAAGCGACGGCCAATGGGTGGCAACGCGCCGAACAGTTGCTTGGCGACAACTACGCCAACGGTGTCTTTTACTTCGCCGGCATCTATTTTGAGAACTACGCCGGCACCGACGATATCACTGGCGAAGAGGCGAGCGACGGCGATATGATCGGCAAGGTGGGCATCGCGTCCGACGAATGCCGGTTGTTCCTGACTGGCGTCCCGGGCTTGTATGCCGAATATTTCGCGCCCGGCGATTTCATGGATACGGTCAACACCATCGGCCTGCCGCGTTACGCCCGGCTTGCCGTTGACAACGAATTCAATCGTTGGGTCAAGTTGCATGTCCAGCAGAATCCGCTGCCCTTGTGTCTGCGCCCGCGTACCTTGGTTCGCGCGCTGGCCGGCTAAGGCTCCGGCGAACTCGGGGACTAAATCCGGAAGGCCGCGCAATCGCAATGCGCGGCCTTTCGCATAGGACAGGCAATCATGATTACGACCCTTTCACCACGTCCACTTCCATTGAAAGGCCGTTGGCGGATTGAACCGCTATGGTGTGGTGAAACTGTTTTCATTGTTGCGGGTGGTCCTAGTTTGCGTGGGGTGAATCTCGATTGTCTAAAAGGCCGCAAAGTGATTGCGGTCAATTCCAGTTACGAGAAAGTCCCGTTTGCTGATTTGTTATTTTTCGGCGATGCCCGATGGTGGACGGATCACGCCGACAAACTTAAAAAGTTTTCTGGCCGGATTGTGACTTGTTCGGGTGCGGTTTCGAGCGATAAGCTTTTGAAGCTTCGTCGCGTTGTGCCGGGTAATGGGTCGCCCGGCTTTGCCGAAGATCGCGACGCGACGGCTTCGCAACGAACAAGTTTGCAAGGCGCTATGAATATTGCGTCCCATCTTGGCGCGCGACGGGAAGTCCTACTTGGTGCAGACATGGGTCGGGCGTCCGATGGCGCATCGCATCATCATTCTAAACATCGGTGGCCCGTGCGGCAGGGTAATGTGACATGGAATGAGCAAATGTCGCATTTGAAATTGATTGTTGAACCTTTGGCAAAACGGAAGGTGGAAGTTATCAACACAAGTTTGGTTAGTCGAATTCCATGGTGGCCAAAAATGTCTTTGACTGATTTTCTCGCAAAAGAAAAAATCGAACAAGAGGAGTCATGACCATGGGCGAAACATTCGTTACAGTTGTTTTCAACAATCTTATGGCTTTGATGCCGTTTGTGATCGTGCGTTCGTATCAACGCGGCGTTCGCTGGCGCTTTGGGCGTCATGCAATTTCTTTGGAACCTGGAATCCATTTGAAAATTTGGGTCTATCACCAAATTGAAGTTTCGGACGTGACGGACGAATTCATTGAACTTCCGATTCAATCCGTTGTGACCAAAGACGAAAAACTTGTTTGCTTTTCCGCGAACGTCGGGTATCGAATCGAAGATATCGTGAAGCATTGGGAGAATGTGCAAGACTTTGTGGAATCGACGCACGGGGCGGCCATGACGCATCTTGCGGCAAAAGTTCGGGAGAAGACTCTTTCCGAATTAGTGTCGGATTTGAAGTCATTGGAAAAATCCTTGGAAAACACCCTTACAACCCGATTCAAGGCGTGGGGAACGAAGGTAATCTGCGTTGGCTTTACCAATTTTGCGGAAGTACCGACGCAAATTCGGTTGTTCGTCGGGGAAACAAAGCTGATGCCGCATAGTGCGACGCATTAGAGAGTCTTAATTGCCCGGACCGCAGATCGGTCTAAGATGGGAATAACTGATGGAGTCGGGTCATGGCTAAAGCAAAAGTGCAGGATTTGCAGTGGGAGTTGATGCGCTCAATGGCCCCCGCGACCCGGGTTCGGGCCGTATCCGGCGAGGGTGATATCATCGCCCCGAATGGCGCAACGCTGTACGTCGGAACGAAAGGGAGCGTTGAATTCCGACCTTACAAAGGCTCCGAATTCGTGACCGTTCCGAACTTGGAAGGGTTCGTGCCGATTCGCGCATACGCGGTACGGCTTGGCAGCGATACGTCGGCGACCGATATCTTTTTCGTATGGTGATCTAATGCGAGGGCGCGGACGTTCGCGGCGACGGACCGATTTAGCGGCGATTCGGTTTGCAGCCGAGCCGGCGTCCGACTTCCCGTCGTCCATGCCGTCTTCGGAGCCGGCGTCCGACTTCCCGTCGTCCATGCCGTCTTCGGAGCCGGCGTCCGACTTCCCGTCGTCCATGCCGTCTTCGGAGCCGGCTCCGTTGGTTCCGGCGATCTGGAATTCCGCCGACAAGTCGGCGTCGATTACATTGACCAATGGCGATCTAACGGCGGATTCCGGAGCCTATGGGTTCACCGGAGTCCGGGCGAACCTTAGCAAGACGGCGGGAAAATTCTATTGTGAGTTTTCCGCCAACGCCATGGACGATAATGACTCCGGCATCGGTGTGGTACTGGCGAGCGCGAGCCTAGGCGGACTGCGCAAAGGCGGCGCGGGTCCAATCGTTTATACAACGGTCATCTATAGCAACTTCGGTGGCCCCGGATCGGTGTTGACGAACATCGTGGGCAACACTCTTTGCATGGCCGTGGACTTGGACGCGCGGAAGGCATGGTTCCGCACGAATAACGGAAATTGGAACGGTAGTCCGTCCGACGATCCGGCGACCGGCGCGGGTGGAATCGATTATTCGAGTTACATATCTGCCGGCGCAGCGATGATGCCGGGCATGGCGGCGAGTACCCCGAATATTGGGACAACGGCGAACTTCGGGGCGAGCGCCTACAGCTATACCCCGCCATCCGGATACGGGAATTGGGAAGAGTGACATGGGAATTGATTTTCAATCTCTATTATACGAACCAATTTACACTTTGCAGGGTGTGACCGTATTACTCACACTTGGTAATGGTGCCGAATATGATTCGCTTACGGCGTTGGACAAAACGACTGGAGTCGAAGTTGGCGACCATGCGGAAGTTCCGACCATTCAACCGGCCGCCGCGTTTCGAATCAAAGAGCTAATCGACCGGGGGTTAATCTTGGAAGATTTGCTTGGGGCAACGTTGGAAATGAACGAATGGCTTTGGACGGTTCGGAATTACAAGCTTAAGCCGAGTCCCAATGGCCAGGACGACGGGGAAGTTTTCTTGATCTTGGATGAACGGCGAAAGGTGACGCCATGACTCCCGGTGTTTATGATTTCGATCTTGTTCGCGGAACGACTTCGCCTTTCGTCTTTCAATTGAAGACGACGGATGACGCAGGCGTTGAAACGAACATGCCTTATGAAGATGTTCGGTTGACCCTGTACGCTAACGGGGAATTTTTGTTTCGGAAATCGCTCGCCGACGATACGCTTGAATCTGATTCGGATAACGCCGAAATCATGTGGACGCCGACTGTTGAGGAGTCGCGTTTAATTCCGCAAGGCCGCAATACCCGTTACGAAGTTGAAGTTCGGTATGCCGGCGGGCAAGAGGTTTATCTTGTCGGCGTGATTACCGGACTCGGAGGGCTGAATGATGACTGACGTTGTAGTAAAGGTCATCAAACGAATTGTGAATCCCATTCCGCCAAAACCGACCGGCGTAGTGAAGGTAATTGCACGCGGTCCGCGTGGGCCAAAAGGTGAAGACGGGGCAACGTTAGTCGGCGAGGGCGCGCATATTTACCAAGGGTCCGGCGTGCCCGATTCCGCTCTTGGGGCGGATAATGAATGGTACATTGATAGCGATACCGCTGATATGTATCAAAAACAAGACGGGACATGGGAATATATTTTGACGATCTTAGGCCCGCAAGGTCCAGCGGGTCCGGCAGGCGAAGACGGGCAATTGCTTGTCGGTGAGGGCGCAAATATTCTTACCGGCGATGGGGTGCCAAGTGATTCTATTGGCACGGATGCCGATCTTTATCTTGATAATGTCGGGGATGACATTTACAAAAAAGTTTCGGGCCATTGGGAATTCCAAACGAATATCAGAGGATCGGCAGGCCCCGAAGGAATTCAAGGGCTGCAAGGTAATCCCGGATCGAATGGGACGAATGGATGGACGCCGGTTTTTGCCGTTGTCGTGGACGGCTCGCGTAATGTGTTGCAAGTTGTCGATTGGACAGGCGGCAGCGGTACGAAACCGGCGACCGGAAAATATGTCGGGGCAACAGGTCTTGTTATTCTGATTGCCGATGCGGTCAATATTCGCGGTGCGCAAGGCGCGGCGGGCGCAGCGGGTGCGGACGGCGCGGATGGGGCGGACGGCCCGGCCGGAGCGGACGGGGCCGATGGTGTCGGCAATGCTTGGCGTTCCGGATCGGGAGCGCCTTCGGATTCGCTTGGCATCAATGGCGATCTATATTTGGACACCGTGACGGACGACGTTTATCAGAAAGCCGCCGGCACCTACGGCATCGTTGCGAATATTAAAGGTGCGGCCGGCGCGGATGGTGCGGACGGCGCGGACGGTGCCGATGGCATCGGCAATGCGTGGCGTTCCGGATCGGGAGCGCCTTCGGATTCGCTTGGCATTAACGGCGATCTATATTTGGACACGGCGACGGACGACGTTTATCAGAAAGCCGCCGGCATCTATAGCGTCATTACGAATATTCACGGGACTGCCGGCGCGGATGGTGCGGACGGCGCAGACGGTGCCGATGGCATCGGCAATGCTTGGCGTTCCGGATCGGGAGCGCCTTCGGATTCGGTCGGTATCGACGGCGATCTATATTTGGACACCGTGACGGACGACGTTTATCAGAAAGCCGCCGGCACCTACAGCGTCATTACGAACATCAAAGGCAATACAGGCGCAGACGGTGCAGACGGCGCGGACGGGGCCGATGGCGTCGGCAATGCTTGGCGGTCCGGGTCGGGAGCGCCTTCCGATTCGCTTGGGATCAACGGCGATCTATATTTGGACACCGTGACGGACGACGTTTATCAGAAAGCCGCCGGCACCTACAGCATCGTTGCGAACATCAAAGGTTCGAATGGTGCAGCGGGTGCAGACGGCGCGGACGGCGCGGATGGTGCCCCCGGTTCGGCCGGGACGACTCAAATCGTTGTCGAAATTGATGGGAACGGAAACGTAATCACCACAGGTTTGAAAGGATTTTTGCCTCTTAAGTTTGCGGGTACGATCACATCGGCAACGCTTGTGGCAGATCGCGCGGGGGCCATCGTTGTCGATATATGGAAATGCACTTATGCGCAATTCGACGCGGGCGCGACCCATCCCGTCACGGGTGATAAGATCACGTCCAGCACACCGCCGACAATTACGGCGTCAAATACCAAAGCTCAAGATACAACGCTTGCTAGTTGGACCACGACTTTCGCGGATGGTGATCTGTATGGGTTCAATGTGAATAGCTGTACTACGATTCAAAAGGCGTGGCTTATTCTTGCGATTACCCGGAGTTGATCGGTGGCAGTTGCATTTCAAAATGTGAATGGTACAAATTCGTCGGGCACGACCGGCACGACGGCTATGCCAACGGGCATTACAGCGGGTGATCTTTTGATTTCGGAATTTTTTCTTCCGCTCGATAAAACTCTTTCGATCAGCGGAACCGGATGGGAAATTATAAATCAAATTAATAGTGCCGGCGGGAATTATACGTATGGCATTGCGCGCAAAATTGCGACGGCAAGTAACCCGTCGCCAACGTGGTCTTGGGATGGGACCAATACTCAATTCGCGGCGAATTGCTGGCGCTTCAATGGCGTGTATGGGAATGCGCCGATTGGTGCAGCGCGGATTGCTTTAGATGGGTCCGGATCAAGTACGGCGGCAGGTTGCGCGGCAGTCAAAGCTACATCAGCCGCCGCTTATATGGCTTCCTTTTGTTCCGTGAGTACAAATCAAATAGTGCCGACTCCGACAAACTATACAAGTCGGAATGAATTTCATTCAAGTAATCCGGTTGTGTCATCGCAACGCATGTCGTCCAGGGCACTTACGAATGGGGGCGATGATTCCGGTAGTAGCGTCGTCACAATCACAGCCGCGAAATGGGGTGCAAGCTTAATTGAAATTCGTTCGCAAGCGCCGGATAAATGCCGAATTCGAATGGTGTGGTAGGGGATCATGACCGACAAACGCGACCTTATCTTGGAACGGCTTGCCGCTTTGTTGCAAGAGTGCGTGGACGATTCTAAGAGTTTTTTCAGGAATACGGATACGGTTCCAGAAAAACGTCGCCCGGCGATTTTGATGGTGGATGCGGACGAAGAGCTTGACCCACGATTTGCGAATCCGCCGGGGAACCGGCTGCCGAATGCGGCGCAGATCATGGCGGCGAAACCGCAAACATTCCTATATCTGGACGGAAAACCGGATTTTGTGGATGGCCAATCCACCGACGAAAATGGCGTCGGAAAGAAGCTGAATGCCTTTAGAATCAAGGTACTTCGGAAGGTCTTGAACGATCAAACCTTAATTGATCTATGCGTACCCGGCGGCATAAAATACGATGGATTCATGACGGGTCTAGCGTCGGGTCGTTCACTAGAGGGCGAGGCGCAGTTACATTTGACCTTCGCATACGCGCTCTTCCCGTCGAAACTCTAACCGGAGGCTATCCAAATGCCCACCGCCCCGAACATTGAAAACTATTATATCGGCAAAGGCAAAGTGTCGTTCAAGAAGACGGGCGAGTCCGAATATCGCGACCTTGGCAACGTCACGACTTTCGAGCTTACGCCGAATCTGACGACGCTCCCACATTTTTCGTCACGCGAAGGCGTTAAGACGAAAGACCGAACCGTTGTGACGGAAAAATCGTTGACCGTCCGGCTTGTCACCGATGAATGGGACGTGGAAAATCTGCGGCTCGCGCTCTTGGGCGGCGAAACGGAAGTGGATTCCAACGGCCGCACCACGTTTGAAATTTTCAAATCCAACGCGGTGTCCGGTGCGCTTCGCTTCGAAGGTACGAACGAAGTGGGTCCGCGTTACCAATACGATCTGAATAAAGTGGACTTCGTTCCGCAAAATGCGGTCAATCCACTGTCCGAAGAGTGGGGCACTTTGGAATTGCAGGGCGAGGCGGCGAAAGACGCCGGATCGTTCGGCACCGTTACGCTCTTGGGCGAGGAAGCTTCGTCCACGTAACCGCTTCGCTGCAACACCATATGACAGGAAGGTACAAGATGGTTGCTTTGACAGATATCGCCCCGTCCACGCGGACAGTTCCCGTGGACGGGAAAGACGTTTCGGTGTTCGGTGTATCGGCGCAGGGCATCGCGTCTCTTCTAGGTGAATTCCCGCAACTCCAAAAAATATTCGTCGGCGAGCAAGCGCAGCTAACGCCGATGGGACTTGTGCAGGCGGTGCCGGAGGCGGTGGCTTCCATTATCGCGGCGGGATGCGGACAACCCGGTGATAAAGAGGCGATCAAGGTTGCGGCACGGCTTGCGCTGCAAGCGCAGCTTGATTTGCTGAATGTCATTATTGATCTGACGATGCCGGCGGGTATCGGCCCTTTCGTGGACGCTCTAAACGCGGTGTTCGTCAAACTCGGGCTAGGCGACCTTACCAAGGTGCCGGGTACGAAATCGGCGTAGCCATTGAAGCCTTGATTGCCGAAGGGCATCGGCCGTCAGACGTTTGGAGCTACACACCGCGCCAGATCAAGGCGTTCCAATTCCTTGCCATCCTTCGGCAGCGGAAGCGGGACGCCAAACAATTGACTCTTCAAACGCTCGCCGCGCGTGGCAATATGCGGGAGTTGGATAAAGAGTTTAAGAGGTTGACGCGGGAATGAGCAAAACCCTAACCATCATCCTGGACGATATTTCCGTCTATATGGAACGGGCGATCAATGACATGATCGATCCGGTGGCGAAGGCCGCGACGAAAGCCGTCTATACGGCGGGGCGGAATACCCAAGCGCGCGGACGACATGCCATTGGAGCGTCCGGGCTTACAACGAAATGGGAAAATGCGTTGCGATTGCGGGTCTATCCGGTCGGAAAGGACTCGGTGAATCCGGCGGCGTTCATTTATCATAAAATCCCTTTTGCGGGTGTTTTTGAAACCGGCGCGACGATCCACGGGAATCCGCTTTTGTGGCTGCCTTTGGCCACGACGCCGAAGACTGGAATCGGAAAAGGCCATACAACTCCAAAACTTTTGCAATCAAAAGGCATTCACCTTTTCACCATCAATCGGTCGGGGAAGCCGCCGTTGCTTGCTGCCGATATTCCGGCTTTCAATCCGCACGCTCGCCGCAAAGAGCGTATGTCTTTGTATAAGGTTCGGGCTGCCTTACTTGGCAAGAAGTCCGCTCAAGGGAAGGCCGTTCGCGCGGTGCCCCTTTTCATTGGCAAGCCTAGTATCACGATTCCAAAGAAGTTTGATATTGCGGCCATTACTGCGTCGGAGCGCGACCGGCTTGGGCAATATTACGTTGTGAACTTGAATGCGTTAGGATAGCGCCATGGCCAGCAACAAAACCATAACGCAACGTATTGCCTTCGAAGGCGGCGCGGAAATGAAAGTGCAGCTTTCCAATATTGGGGAAGCTGGCGCAGTTGCATTCAAAAGGTTGAAAGATGCGGGCGACGCGGCGTCGGGTTTTGGCGCGCGGCTTATTCCTGTTTTGGATTCTATCAAACAAAAATTGAAAGACGTTGGCGACGCCGCCGGTCATGCGAAGGAAAAAATTTCTAATATGGCGGAATCGGTTCGGAACGTAGCGAATCGAATTGCTCTTATCGCGACGGCCGCGATTGCCGGGGCAACAGGGTTTGCAATGCTGGTATTAGGTGCCGGTAATGCCGCCGACGAAGTTGGCAAGGCAGCCGATGCGGCCGGCATGGGCACAACCAAATTTCAAAATTTGCGCGATGTTCTATCGATTCTTGGGGCTGAAAGCGGCGGGGTGGGACGGCTTATTGACAAAATGAACCGGACCCTTGGCGAGTCTCAAAAACAAGCTTTGGAGACGGCTAACAAGCAAAGGAATTTGACCGAACAATTCAATCAAGGGAAGATGACCGGCGAAGAGTATCTAAAAAAGCAGCAAGAGATTAACCGGGAAGCGCGCGAGCAAGTGAACGTTTTCAACCGCCTTGGCGTATCTGCCGCCACGGCGATGGACGATCCGCACGAAGCTCTTTTGCAATTTGCCGATGCGTTGAAAGTTTTGCCGGAAGGGATTGAAAAATCTTCCTTGCGTGCGGAGATTTTTGGAAAAACGAATAGGCAATTGGCCCAAGCGTTGAACGAAGGTCGCGATGGGTTGCTTAAATACGAAGCGGAAATGCAACGGATTGCGCCGGCCTTTACAACGCTGGAAATTGCCGTTGGGCAAAAACTGCACGACGCCTTTGAAAAGCTTACGTTGGCGGCGACTCGTGCCAAGGATCATTTCTTACTTCTATTCGGGCCGGGTCTGACTCAGATCATTGATGCGTTCACGGAAATGATTGTTGATAATCGGGACAAGCTGATGGCGTTCGGGCAAGAAATGCTCAACACCATGCAGCCGATTCTAAAAGATTTTGTGGCGTTGCTGCAAAATAAAGAAATTGATCCGGCGGGTTTTATTGCGAAGATTCGGGACGCCGTGGTTAAACTCGGCACCGATGTTAAAGCAGCTTTGGGCATCGTGGTTGCCGCGTGGAACGGCTTCGTTGCTATTCTGGATACGGTAGCGCGCGGCATCAATGCAATCTTTGGTACGAATATTTCCGGGCAAGCTCTTGCGATTGTCGCGGTGATCGGTGTCTTAAGTGGCGCATTCGCGGCCGTGGCCGCGACGATTTCGGCGGTGATTGCAATCGTCGGTGTCTTGGACGCGGTTTTGGTGGCTGCGTTTGGGACCGGCGGCGCGCTGATGATCGGCTTGGCGGCGCTTGGGTTCGCCATTGGGTTTATCTTAGGCCAAGTCTTGCCGGAGGCGGCGCAGAAAGCCGTCGCCGTAATGTCGGAAGCTATTTCCGGCACCGTCCAGAATTTTCAGGAAGTCTTCGCGTTCCTTGGCCGGGCGGCGCAAGCGGCATGGGACGGCATTGTTTTGGCGGCCGAAACCGCGTGGAACGCAATCACTGAGTCGGTTACTAGCTTGGCCGGCGGACTAGCGGCAATTTTCGGTGCAGTTTGGGGCGCGATTACGGAAGGTTTCCGATCCGCCGTGGATGCGGTCAAAGGATTTTTCGAAGACCTTGGCAACACGGCACGCGGAATTTTTGAGGGAATTAGCGGGTTTATCCAATCGATTATTTCCGCCGCACAATCGGCGGCGTCGGCGCTTGCAGGTATCTTGGGCGGTGGCGGGAGCGGTGACGGTGGGGGCTTTGCGCGGGGTGGGCAGGTGCAGGCGGCCGGAGGTGGATATATTCGTGGGCCGGGTAGCACTACGTCCGATTCCATTCTTGGATGGTTGTCGGATAAGGAATTCATTATGAAGGCGCGAGCCGTCCAGCATTACGGGATTTCGTTTATGAACCGCGTCAACAATATGACGTTGCCAAAATCGCTTTTTGAAGGGTTCGCAGGTGGGGGACTTGTCCGTGCGCTTCAATCGACGCTTGCCATGCCGGCGTTCGCGGCCGGCGGACCCGTCGCGGTGCCGGTGGTTGCGAATGGATCGGCGGGCGGGCGGCCATTTGTATTGCAGATCGGGAATGAGCTTTTCGGCGGGATGACGGCCGAAGACGACACGGTTGACCGGCTGCAACGATTTGCGACACGGCGCGGGTTGAGTTCGGCCGGGCGAAAACCATCATGGGTCGGCTAACATGACTGACACAACGGTTTTAGTTTTGTCTGGAATCGGAGTTCCGCCCTATTCAGCGCGCGGACTTACGCAGTCACTTACGCCGTTGGATCAAGCCGCCGATTTGCGGCGGTCCATCAATGGAAAGCTGATTGACCTTTCCGTGGATGAATTCAAAAAATATAAAAGCACAATCAGCGGAAACGATCAGCAACCGCCGGCCATTGAAGGGATATGGCCGGGCTTGCAGGTCACGGTGGATTGCATTGCGGAGCTTTCCTATTTGACTGAAAGCAGCGGCAGCGGGTCTGCGTCGCGCGAGATTGTGGCGTCACGCACGGAAGGCGATTTTACTTTTTATCGTCCGCGTCTGGATATGGTGATTATGAATTTTTCAATCACAAGAGACGAATACGGCGACGTGGTAAGCTGGACGATGGAATTAGAGGAAGAGTGACGAATGCCCGGCCCTTTTTATTTTGCTTGGGAAGACGAAGGAATCCCATTCGCGGAAAGCGTTCAAGCTCGCGAAGACGAAACTATTTTTAGCTTTACGGTTGAGCAATCGGAAGGCGATTTTGCCACGTTGCATATACAGATCATCAATCCGAATATTGGCCTTTTGTCCGCCGGCCGGAAACAATGGGCTTGGCTTTCTTGGTACAATGGTTCGGAAATCATTCCACTCTTTTATGGAAGACTTGTCGGAATTCCGACCGATATAAATCAGAGAATTGTTTCGTTGGTTTTTGTTGCCCGCCCTTCCGATTTTGTGGCGCAAAAAGGGGCGCTTGCCGATACATTGAAGGACCGTCCATATTACGATCCGGTTTGGATTGCCGACGATCAAATTGAAAATCCGGATACGGTTTTGGAGGCGCGGGCAGAATTGTGGGCAATCGACCGGGTGACGCACGCCGTTACGGCGTCGGATATTTTATTCGGCGAAGATGGTAATGAATCTTTTGTGGAAGACGATGTGCCGCGCGATAGTGTCCAGATCAATTTGACCCAAACTCCGCTCCGGGCCGTTTCGGTTGAAGGCAAAGTGACATGGACCCAAACGGCGCAAGGAACGGTGAACTTCGGGCATTATACTGTTGATACCTATACCGGCAAATCGCTGATTAACGGCTGGCCAAAACCCGGCACATCGCTTCAAAGCGGATGGACGGTCGTGGCGGCGCAGGCGGTTGATGCTTGGGACGTTGCTAATGTAAAAATGTTTAGTGCAAAATACGATTATCAAAATCCGATGTTGACGCACGAAAACGGCGACGTAATGTCGGTTTCGTCGTCAAAATCGTGGCCAAATTTACGTAGTCCATATCTTTATTATGATATAATTACCAGTGCCCAAATGGGGACGATGAACGCATTTGCCGATCCGCCGTATAATATTCCGGCATCAAGCGCGGTTTCCACGTTTTATATTGCACAATCCCGGGTCAACACATCGTTGGTTCTTGGATATGCAGCGGCGCGAGCGCGAACCGAACGGATCAAATTTACTTTGAAAGCGAATGTTCAAGCTCTTATTACGATGCCGGACGGCGCGGATGCTTTGCAGCTTTCGCTTTCGGGAGCCGACGTTGGAAACAAACTTGTGACCGGCGAACTTCCGATAGTCAATAATGCGCGCGGGGCGTATTTCACTACGGATCGGGGCTTGCAAAGTTTGGAATACCTGATTTCCCTTGCCCGGGCAAATTTGTTGATTCGTTCTCGCGCGGTTGAGATTACTTGGGACTGCAAATTTATACGGGCCATCGCATTGAGCTTGCGCAAGAATGCGACTCTTGCCGATCATCGGTTGCCGGGTCATTCAGCCGTTGGAAAAATTATTCGATATCGGTTCGGCTTGGATGGGAGTACAGGCAAGACCAATGGCAGTGTAACTATCGGCTGCGCCATCGGATACGGCGGCGTTGTCGTGGACGTGGAAGGGGAGCCGGATTATTGCGAAACCGATTATGTGGAAGCCGGCTATCAAATGACACATGGCGGAACGGTGTCCTTGCCGTCTGCCGATGTGGGATATTCGGAACCGGCCCAACTTCCAAATGACGACGGTTTGAAATTCCCGTTATCAAAATGGCAAGTTGTGATTCACGAACAGTGGCATGGTCCAGATAGCCAAGAAGAACTTATTACCCTATCGTTTCTCGCCGCTAAAATTGAGGCAGATTTGGCGCGGGATACGATGCCGTCGATTGAAACTCAAGGAAAGCTTGCAGCGGCGCAATCGCAAAATACCGAATCTACCTTGAAAAATTATCCGATTTGGTATGATCTGCTTTTGAAGCCGGTTAATGGCGGGCCTTTTGAGACGATCTATAATGTGGACGTTTCGCAATTGGAGTTGCCGAAGATGATCGATTTGGAGGCAGCAACATGACAGGATTTGAAAAACTGATTCGACCTTTTCAGGTTCGGCCAATTTCGCCTACATTTTCCGTGCCGCAACCGGGTGCCCCTGTGGCAGAAAACGTTGCGGTGGAAGCCGGGCGACCCGGGGAAGGAACGATCTTCCATGGGAATAAAACGTATAGCTCTTCAAGTTATATGGATGCGAAAGGTAGCGAACTGAGCCGCAAGACCCACGTTAATCGGATTAAGAACAAAGACGATCCGACGCAATATATCGACGTGGAAGTTATCGACAAGCTGACGACCCAAGGGAACACAGGTCAAAAATACATCAAGACCAACTATGAATTCAAAAATAAATCGGACTCGCCCGATTCGCCGTAGGAGTTACCGCTATGCCGTTGCCATCATCCGGGAATATGTTTCCGATCACTTTGCTTTTCCGCAGTGTGAGTTCGCTTTGGACAAGCTTAGGCCGCAAACTTTTTGCGTCGGAAGTGGACGAAAACTTTTATCAGCTACAAGAAGCGGTTAATTTCTTGGCCGAAAACCCAACGCTGCCGAAGGAAATTGATTCCATTAGCGTGGTCGGCAGTCAAATGACCATTACTCTTTCGGACGGGATAACGACCTTTGGTCCGTTCACCTTGCCCATGGGAGCATTTCGCTGGACAGGCGATTTCCAAGCGGCATTCGACTACAAAACATTTGATCTGTTGATGGCGACAAGCGGGATTTATATGGTGTTGCAAGACTTCACATCAGGCAGCACGTTTCAAGCGGGTGCAGCGAATAGCGAAGGGCCGTACTTGCGGTTGCTGATGCCGACGCCGACGTTATACGATATCGGATTCTTTTTTCCCGGAACGCCGGGAGCCGGAATTGCCGATGGCGAAGCGATGTTCACCTATCGTTTTACGCGCGACGTGTATTTCCCGCTGGATTTGATCGACTCGGTGGTCGGACTGGCGACGCCCACGACTGACGATTTGGTTTGTCCGATCTATAAGAATGGTTCGGAAATCGGATCGTTGACCGTGCCGGCCGGTGGTTATGTCGGCACGTTTGATTTCCCCACCGTTGTCCAATTTACAGACGGGGATCGGATTCGAGTTTTGAAGCCGGATGCACTGGACGCCACGGCTAGGGATTTAAGTGTAACCTTCGCTGCGTTGAAGGGTGTCTTTGCGGAGGTTGTATCATCGTGACGACGGCAGTTTGGAATTCAGCCGACAAGTCGGCAACGATTACGTTGAGCAACGGTGATCTTACGGCGCAAGCAACCGCCTATGGGTTCACCGGAGTTCGGGCGACGTTGGCGAAGACGGCGGGAAAATTCTATTGCGAGTTTTCTGCCAACGCTATGGACGACAACGACTCCGGCATCGGTGTGGTACTGGCGAGCGCGAGCCTAGGCGGACTTCGCAAAGGTGGCGCGGGGCCAATCGTTTATACAACCGTCATCTATAACAACTTCGGTGGCCCCGGATCGGTACTGACGAACATCGTGGGCAACACGCTTTGCATGGCCGTGGATTTGGACGCGCGGAAGGCGTGGTTCCGCACGAACAACGGCAATTGGAACGGTAGTCCGTCCGACGATCCGGCGACCGGCGCGGGTGGAATCGATTATTCGAGCTACATATCGGCTGGCGCGTCAATGATGCCGGGCATGGCGGCCAGTACCCCTACAATGGCGACCACGGGGAATTTTGGGGCGAGCGCGTACAGCTATACCCCGCCATCGGGATACGGGAATTGGGCGGACGATCCACCGTCGTCTATGCCATCTTCGGAGCCGCCGTCGTCCATGCCGTCGTCTATGCCATCTTCGGAGCCGCCGTCGTCCACGCCCGATTGCACTTGGAATCCGGTGGACACGTCGGCGGAAATTGATCTGTCGTCCGACCTATTGTCGGCGCAGGTTAATCCTAGTGAGTTAGGTTATTTTTATTCAAGGGCGACGCGCTCGCACGCGCGAGGAAAATATTATTTTGAATTGAACATTGATGAAATAAACCAAGGCAATCAAATTGAACTTTTTGGTGTCGGGCGTGCGAGTATTGACCCGGCAAATTTCACGGCGATCTATAATGGTAATGCCGATTCGTCCGGTTTTATTGAAATCGGTTTGCATGGGGGCGGTGGGCATTTTACTATGTCCAATATCACAATCGGCGTTGCTGTTGATTTGAATACCCGCAAAGTTCGTTTCAAAGTTCGCGCGAATGGGTACACATTTGATTGGATTGGCGGTTCGGGAACGCTTCCAGCGGGCGAGATTTTTCCGACGCTGCTTTTAAGGGGATGGGGATTTACCCCGCCGATTCCTCCAATCGTTACCGCGAATTTCGGCGCGAGCGGCTTTGTCTTCGAAATTCCCGGCGACTTCCAATCATGGGACGGTTTGCAAGGTGCATCGTCCAGCGCGGCGAATCTTCTTTCCGGTGGGATTGTCATTGCAGCCGGCGCAGTCGGAAGCCATGCGGATCAGTGTGCGATTTCAGCCGACGCGGCAGCATTCGATTTTGGGGGCACGCTTCCCACATTCGATAACGGGGCGGCAATCGGCTGGAAAGTTTGCCCTGCGCCAGAATTAGGAATCTTCGTTGCATATGCAAAGGATGCTCCGGACGTAAATCGGCAAATCAGAATTTCCCGGGACTACGGGCAGACATGGGAATCGGTGACTTCCCCCGCGAATAATGCGTGGGAGTCAATAACGTGGTGTCGGGGCCTTGGGCTTTTCATAGCGGTGGCATCCACCGGAACGAATCGCGTTATGACTTCGCCGGATGGCGAGAATTGGACGTTGCAAACGGCCGCGTCGGCATCGGTATGGAAAGCGGTTGCGTGGTCGGAAGAGCTTGGTTTGGCGGTCGCGGTCGGCACGAACGCAATTATGAAATCCAGCAATGGCACCACATGGACTACGGTGACGAGTCCAGCGGATAGACAATGGTACGCTATCGCATGGGGTGTCATTCAAGATTCGATTGGGGAAGGGTCGGGATTGTTCGTTGCCATTGCGAACAATGCAAGCGGATCGAATGACTATATGACTTCCGCAACCGGAAGCACATTTGTTGCCGGTGATTCTGGCAATGCCGGTAGTTTCGAGGATATTTGTTTTTCTGACGAATTGGAAATCTTTTTGGCCGTGCAAAGTACAGGCAGTGGTTACGCGCTGCGGTTTGATGGGACAACGTGGGCGACAAGCTCGCCGAGTCCATCGCAAGCATGGGTCGGGTGCGGATGGTCACAAATCGGTCAATGCTTTGTTATCGTGACGACCGATGCAATTGCAACGTCGCCGAACGGCGATGCCCCATGGACGGCGTTGACTTCGCCCGGGTCGCGCGGGTGGCGCAGCGTGGCGGAATTGGTGACGTTGCCGGAATCCCCATCGTCACTTTTTGAATCCTTTTTGGCATCGTCTGCGCCATCTTCGGAGCCGCCGTCGTCCGTGCCATCTTCGCTGCCGTCGTCTGCGCCATCTTCGCTGCCGTCGTCTGCGCCATCTTCGCTGCCGTCGTCTGCACCATCTTCGGAGCCGCCGTCGTCCGTGCCATCTTCGGCCCCATCTAGCGCACCCCCTGATTTACCACCGCCGATTCAGACGGTAGTTGTTACGCTTTGCTAATTGGGCATAGCGTTGGGGCTTGTATAATAAGCTTAAATGCGGTTTCCAATCGAAAGTCCGGACTATGTTCCTTCGGCTCAGTAAGGCTCAATTAAAAGAAATTATGCCCCGAATTCCGGATCGGTACGCCACGGCGTTTATCGATACGCAGGGCGAGCTTGACGGGTGGGGAATTACCGCGAACGTCAACCGTTATGGCATGTGGATTGCCAATGTCGCGCATGAATGCGGCGAATTCCACGAAATGGTTGAAAATGGAAATTACCGAACTGAAACCATTTTGCGGACGTGGCCAAGCCGATTCAAGTCGGTAGCGCAGGCGGCCCCTTACGCGCATAACGGGCCAAAACTTTTTAACATGACTTATGCGAATCGGATGGGCAACGGGCCGCCGTCCAGTGGGGATGGATTTAAATTCCGGGGGCGTGGCGAACCGCAGGTGACCGGCAAGGACGGTTATAAGAACGTTGGGCATGTTGCCAATCTTCCGCTTACCGACGATCCGGATTTGGCAATGGCCCTTGCCCATATGAATCGGGTCGGTGCGGCGTTTTGGGAATGGAAGAGTCTAAACCGTTTTGCCGATGCCGGTGATTTTTATACCGTGGTCGGACGATGGAATGGCGGCCATATCGGCATGGTGCAGCGCAAAGTTTATTTGAACCGTGCGCTTGCTGTGCTGAAAAAGGCGCAGCGGATTGCCGAAGTCACGCCCCCGCGTATAGCGGAGGTTCCTTCGGAGCCGCTGGCCGAGTCTATCGTGCCGCCGACGATTCCGCCTATCGATCCGCGTGGCGAGCCTTCGGAAGTTGTTCCGCGCGCCCCGACGCCTGCGTTTGATGCGGAAGCCGCGCAACGCAAGCTTCGCGCGCTTGGTTATTGGCCGGGCAACGTGGATGGCGACGAAGGATCATTTATGCGCGACGCGCTGCTTTCCTTCCAAGCCGACAATCATTTACCGATTACGGGCACCCTGGACGATGCGACGTGGGCCGAACTGACGGTGGCCGGGCCAAAGTTCGTTCCGGAATCACGCGCCAATGCTACGGTCACGACGTTGCGGGAAAAAGGCAGCGAAACGATTTCTTTGACGGACCGCGTGAAGCGATACGCCGCATGGCTTGTCGGTGGCGGCACCGTTGGGACGGCGGCCGGTGGCGATCAAGCCGGGAATGGTGGATGGCTGGATTCGATTCAGGGGTATTACTATCAATTCAGCATGTTCGTTGAACCTGCAAAGGCCGTGATTGCATTCATTCGTGAACATCAATTCTTGCTATTCGTCGGCTTGGGCCTTTTGATTTGGTTCGTTGCCCATAAGATTCAGCAACGCCGCGTGGAAGATGAACGCACCGGAGCAAATAGGGGCCGTTGATGCTTGCAGGACTCGGAAGTTTGATTCGCCTTGGGGCATTGGCTATTCCCGGCAGCAATTATGCCATGATCGCCTTTGATCTTGTGCGGCGATATTGGAAGCCCATCGTGATTGCGCTCGCGCTCGCCTATTCATTCCATGCCGGTGTCAAGCATGAACGCAAGAAACACGATACGGCGCAGTTTAAAGCGCAGATCGAAAAGCTCACGTTCGAACGCGACAATTTGAAAGTGGCGGGCGATCTGGCGAATTCACAAATCACGGAACTACAGCAGCGAGTCGACTCCAATGAAAACCTTGTTCAAGAAATTCGCGAGCGTCCGCCGGCCGGTGATTGCGCTCTTACTCCCGATGCTATGCGCCGCTTGCGCGCAATCGGCGATTAGTGAGAAAGGCCCGGCGACCGAACTCCCGCCCCCTCCGGCGTATATGCGGGCGGTTGCCTTTCCATCGCTTGATCCGAAAAGCGCGGTGAACTCTATTGCGGTCACGCGCAAGGCTTTGGCGGAAGCGAACGGCCGCCTTACGAAGGGCAACACTTGGTACGATTGCGTTCGGCGGTTCTACAAGGAAGCTCGCGCGTGGGAATCATGTAAATAAGGTTGCGGTGGATGACATGGAATCCCGACGACGATTTACCCACAAGTCAGTTGACGCCGCACGAACGCCGCGCAACGCGACGGGTGTTGCATTGGTTCGAACGTCGGACCATGTGGCGAGCGTCGGTGCGGGTGTGGGGAACGTGGTTGCTTGGGGTTCCTTCCGCGACGGTCGCCGCGTGGGGGGTTTGGCAAATAGTCTCACGTTTGGGAGGCGGGCCATGATTCGTATATGGAACGCAATTGTTTTTCATGCGTTGCCGGCGACGGTCGCTTTGCTTCTAACAAGTGTTGCTGTATTCACCTTGGATCGGCGAACACCTGTTACAACGATTCTTGGGCCTATCATCCCGCCGATTGTTCAACCTGGACAAGTTGCGGAGCTTCATTTTTCAGTTGAAAAATATTTTGATTATGAAGGAAATATTCGGCGGTGGTTAGTCGATTCAAAAGGAATCATTTATTCTTTATCCGATGTACCGGCCGAACCGGGGTTATATGGGTCAAGGGGTAAGATTCGAGTTGTGCGTGACTTTCCGATTCCGCGTGGCATCAGCCCCGGACCGGCCACCTATCATTCACGCGCGGCATTGTGGCGCAATCCTTTTCAACAGTGGTTATGGCCGCTGTTGAACGAATACGAATATCCGTTTATCGTTCAAGACAAGGGAAACTAGATCATGGCCCGGAATAATGCGCCGATTCCAGACGATGAACTACGCAAAGACGTTGAAGCCTATGTGGCAAGCGGGGGTAACAGATCGGAGGCAGCGCGTCTTCGCGATATGCCCCGCGTGACCTTTCGCGACCGTCTGAAACTGGCCGAAAAACGTTTTCGATTGCATCTTGGCAAGATCGTGGACGGTCGCCGGGATTATGTGGAAGCCCGGCAAATGCCGCTGCCCAAGAAAGGCGGCATTGCGCGGTATATTCTGACTTCGGCGCAGAATAACACCCACCCGCACAAGGATGGGCTGAATAATCTTTTGGCCTACGTCAACTTCCTGGACAAGCTGCCGAAGGCGTCGTGTCAATTGATGATCGGGACATTCTCCTATGCAATCGACGCCTATGGCGAAAAGGCCGTGAAGCGCGGGACGTGGCTTGCCAAGGGCGACGCACTAGGCAAGCTTTGGTATGCGCCGGAGCTTACGCCCTATTTTTGCGACGAGTCGGTACAGCTTGCGCCCGGCTTAGTGTGGTGTGGCGAAATGAATATCCTGCCGACAACCGCCAATCCGTTGACCGGGCTTGCGGAGTACAACGGGCGTAATTCGAATATCATTCCGCACGTCTTGTTCGCGATGGAATCGATTGCGTCGCTGCCGGACGAAGCCACGAAATTCAATTACACGACCGGCACTATCACCCTGCGCAACTACATTCAGAAACGCACGGGCATCGTTGCGGAGCGCCGGCATTGCTACGGCGCGTTGCTTGTGGAAGTGGACGACGGCGGCAATTGGTACGTTCGCCAATTGCAGATCGGCGAGAAAGGCGAGATTTACGATATTGGTCCGACCGGATGCCGGAGCGTCAAGATTTGGGACGGCAATGTGAAAACGATTTCTGCCAAGCGTGATCCGGCGCAAGAAGAGTCATACGTGGAAGCCGTGACGTGGGGTGATCTGCACGCGGCTGAAATGCAGCTTTGGGTTCGCGAACTTGGCTTTGCCCCCGGTGGGATGCTTGACCAACTCGCGCCCAAGAAACAAATTTGGCATGACGTTTTCAGTATGCGAGCGCGTAGCCATCATGAGCTAAAGAATTTTCATCGTATGTATGAAAAGATGGTGGACGGTGAAGGCATCGTGCAAGATGAAATTCAGGTCACGGCAGACTTTGCGCGGGAAGCACATCGCGCATGGATCGAAACCGTGGTCGTGCGTTCCAATCACGACCGGCATTTGGATCGGTGGTTGAACGATGCCGATCCGACGCGCGACCCGGTGAATGCGCGCTATTTCATGGAACTGCAAGCGCGGCTATTGAAGGCCCTGGACGATGGGGACAAGGATTTCAACATTTTGGAGTTCGCGTTGCATCGGGCCGAAGGCGGATTGCCGGATGGCATTCGTTTCCTAGGCGAAGATGAATCATACGTGATTTGCAAGAACGCTCCGGGTGGCGGCATTGAATGCGGCTTGCATGGCGATCTTGGGCCGAACGGTTCGCGCGGATCGACTCGGGCCTTGACCAAACTTTCCAGGCCGGCGAACAAGGCGCATGACCATACAGCCACGATTCAATGGCCTGTCTTTTCGGCCGGAAGCTGCGCCTTGGACCTGCCCTATATGAAGGGGCCGAACGCGCATTCCGTGTCGCATATCGTGAACTTCGTCAACGGCGCGCGGCAGATCATTACGTTTTGGAACGGGAAATTCCGCGCCTAAGATCGGCCAAAAGACCGGCCAATTTCACCGGCATTTAGGCCAGGATCACGCGGCAGCCCGGGCGGCGGACGACCCTAGCGGATCGGCCAGATAAACGCACCCACGGGCCTCTAATAGCGAAACCCCGGTTTGGGTATTAGAGGCCCG